TTCTTACGAGAGAATGTGTAGAGAAGTAGACAGGATTATGTCTGATAAACTTAATACGAATTTTGATGTTTCATTTGATAATGTATTAAATCGAGTTAAAGCATATGAACATAATCCTAATTTTTATTATAATAGTGGAATAGCTGCTAGAAATGTTTTTTGTGATATTGCTGAAAACGAAGGGAATGATGCTTTTAATGCAGCATGTGCTGGATTGTATATGTTTGAAGAATTGATTGGGTTACACAAAGGGGATGAAAATATATGAATTCGACAGAACAAGATAATATAAATTTCCTGCTTAACAAATATAAAGATATAGTCAAAAATGATGATGGTTCATTTAGATTGGCTCATCGTTGTATTCCTGGTGATAATGATAGCTATGTCAAATTTGTATACACAGGTAGACACAATTATAATGAACTTGAACATAACTGTTATTGTCATAAATGTAAATATTGTGAATTAAATCATCCATTTAATTACTGTCTTCTAAGAACAACTCTTGAAAACTCATCTATTAAAGTTCCCACGCATTATGTTGCTAATTGTGACGCATATGATCCAATAGAATATCTCAATATCATTCGTAATAAAAGTGAAATGATTACCTTCATAGAAATGATTCAACAATATTTTGGCAGTCCTGAGTATTGCGAAAAATATTTTGGATTTAATCCAAATGTAGATGATGATACAGGAGAAGTTTTAGAGACAATTAGAGAATATTATGAACGTGGTGGAGAATTTAATAATATACCAGATAAATACCCATGTGTAATTTATTTTCCAATTGATAATATAGACATTCATAAGAAATTAGAATGGATTTATATAGGAGAAGAACAGAGAATGAAAGTAATTCAAAATAATTATAAAAATCAACCCCAAAATAGACATCAGACACCAGAAGCAATTAGACCTAAACTAAGAGTAGAAAAAGTAAAAATAAAATGTGAAAATTGTGGATCAGTTCTTGAAGTATCAAGAGAAGATACTCATATAGGATACTTAGGATTGCCATATATAACCTGTCCATGCTGTAATTATGAGATGGACGTTGAAGAATTTGACGATGACGCAATTGATATTTGTGCATCAAATGTAAAATATCCTACGCATTTTACTGTATCAAGTAAAGATTTTAGAGCTATTGAAATTTCAGATGAAGAAATTAATAAATGGATTCAACAAGGAATTGAATATTTTAGAGGAAACCCAGAAGCATATTCTTATTTTATGGGTTCTGGTAACAGTATGATACATATGTACAAATTCGATGAAGATAAAGAATACTATGTCGTAGTGTCAAAAGATTATGAATCAGGTGAAATTGAGTTTGAAGATGAGGATTATGGGACTAATTAAAACTCTGATTTCATAGAGAAAGTGAGAACATTATGAGTATAAACGAAGATTTTCAAATTCTTGCGAAAAAGTTGGATAATTGTGAACTACTTACAAATTACAATCTGAATGTATTAAATGAAGATATGATGTTGTTACAAAATGCTTTTATTGGAGCGTTAGTTACAAGAGATATTTCTGAAATGGAACGCTTATTGAATAATATAAAAGAACTTGCATACAGAATGAGGAATACATTAAAGAGAACAGAATCAATAGAATCACCAGATGTATTAGCATCAAAATTTGTAGTGACTCATAATATTTTTGAGAAGATTTTGACAATGAATAAGTGATGTACATGTTAGAAAGGTGGTGGTAAATATATGTGGGTTATCTTTTTACTAAGTGCTGTTGGTTTTGCAATTGGCGCACTTGTATTATTTTCAATTGGTTGGTTAATACTCCATAAGATTGAAATGCACATTAATCGTCAAGATGATGATTATGAAAACGAAAAAGAGAATAAAAAGAAAGAGGACAAAGAATGAAGAAAAAATCAGCAACAAGTAAAGTAGTGGCAGGATTAGTAATTGCATGTGCAGTAATTGGAGGGATTTTTACAATTTCTCACATTAAGATTATTGGTACTGGTAAGGTGGGTATAACCTATACGTATTCATCTGGGGTAAAAGATGAGTTATTAAAGCCAGGTGCGCATTTTATTCCACCAATGGAATATATGAAAGAATTTTCAACAAGTAATGAGATTCTTGTGTTATCAAAAGATAGCAGAGATGGTAGTAAAGATGATGATTCATTTAAAGTTGCGACTTCTGACGATGCAAATATTGCAATTAGTTTCCAGATGACATACCGATATATTGAGGATCAAGTAATTGATACATATAAGAAATTTAAAGGTATGGACGGAGAAGATATTGTAGAGAATCGTGTAAAAACCGTTCTTAAATCCAAAATCTCTGAGGTTACAACTGATTATTCTATGATGGATATTTATTCTGGTAATCGTACGCAACTCAATGAAGCTCTTACTGAGTATCTAAATAAAGACTTTTCTAAGAAATATGGTATTGAAGTCCTTGATGCGTCTATTATTGATGTTCATCCTGATAAAAAATTAAAAAAGGCAATTGATAATCGTGTTACCGCATTACAGGAAAAACAACAGGCTCAAGCTGAACAGGAGAAAGTAAAAGTACAGAAACAGACTGAGCAGTTACAAGCAGAAGCGGATGCAAATATTGAGATTACAAAAGCACAAGCAGACGCAGAAAAGACAAAAATTAAAACAAATGCCGATGCAGAGAATACTAGAACAAAGGCAAAAGCGCAAGCAGAAGCTAATAAAGAACTTAGTGCATCTATTACAGAAGATCTTATTAAGATGAAAGAAGCAGAAGCAAGACTAAAACATGGATGGGTAACTGTAAAAGGTGCAAATAGTACAGTTGTCGATGCAACAGAGAAATAAATAGTGTAGACATGGTGTGATTCTATATGGAGAAATATAGAATGGTAAGGTTCAATTCCTTACCTACACATTCAAAATAAATAGGAAAGGAGAATAATTATAGTAAATATGGAAGTAAGAATTTTTGTAATCCTGAATGGCGAGATTGGGAGAGATATAAGAAATGGCATGGTATAGAAACTAATATGTGAGGTGGATTATGAGAAATATAGATAGACTTAGAGTAATGTCACTCGAAGAACTTGCGCCACATTTGGTTTATAGAACTGTAATTAATGAATCAGAAGTTTGGTGTAGTCCTAGTGGATATACATTTAGTAATAAAGATGCTGCGATTGAGAATTGTATTCATTGGTTAGATAAAGAATATCATAAGGAGAATTAAAAGATAAGAGTAAATAAATTCTGAATTTCATAGGAGAAATAAAATTGAATAAAGAAATTTTGAATAAAGAAATTAATGAAATGTATTTAATGAATGGTGATAAACCGATTATGCAAATTAATAATATTCAAGATGGTGATTTAAGGTATGAATATAATACAAAATATACATCACGATTAGATAAATATGATGATTCATTTTGCATTGATGTATCTGAACCTACTGATTATCAAAAGATATATAAAGCTTTTGGCATTGATAAATTTAAGATTCCTGATAAATATGATATTAAAGTTTCAAAACTTATTCCATGTAAATGGCATAAAAAGAAGAGAATTAATAAAAAGATGCTAAAGAAACATGGACATCCAAATTATGTTCATAGATTTGAAACTGTAAAAGGGTGGAAGCTACATTCATATACAAATGGGGAATTTGAATTTGTAAAGGATGGTGATAAATTATGAAAGATATTAAAATTGCAAGATTTGTAGAATTAATCATTAAAGGTAAAACAGCAATCGAAGCTGCAAGAGAATCTGGTATATCACATTTACTAATGGATGAAGTATTGACAGAATTATCAAAAGAAGATTATGAATCTGATTGGGATAAATTAGCGAAAGCAATTATCGGAGGTTGAAGATGATCAAAAATGGAAAAGATAGTGTTTATCTAATTACTCATTCTTATGGAGAAGTAATAGATGGAATTACATATGATGAAGAATCAGCAAAATATTTTGTCGATAAAATGAATGAGAAATATAAAAAATCTATGAAATGTTTTGAGTGTCGTAAAAATTGGTTTGAAAAAGGTAAAGAAACTTGTGATAACGCAGAAATTCATTTCAATGGTAGCAATCATGGTGATAGATGCACAGTATTTTGTGTAAATGATGTAAACGATAAGCTAAATAAGAATTATATCGAATCACCTTTTGAATATCATTACCAGAAAATTGACGTACTCGATGTGAAGAAAATGTTAGGAGAATAAATAGTATGACAGCACAGATTTGTGAAACGTGTGTACATAAGCATGATAGATGTTATTGTAGTCTGAATAGTACATGTGATAAGTATGAGAAAATTCAAATGGTAGAAAAGAAATCATGGGAAGAATTTAGGAATAACGGATTGCTTTGGTGGATCAATATGATTTTACATACATTCGGATGGGCGATTTGTGTAGTTATTGAAGAAGACGGATCAGTTTCAAATGCTTATCCTGCTAGAGTAAAATTCAGAGGATTTGCAGAGAAGAATAATACAGATGGTTATATTAAAGTCAGTCAATATTTGAAAAACAATGTGGGCGAGCTTGTAAAAGAAGCGAATGATTAAGGAGAAAGGAGTAGTTGAGTGGGTAAAGAACACGAAAATTGGTATTGGGAGGTAGAAGAATTTCCCAATGCTTTAGTTGGTAAATTACATTTTACTCAGTTCTATGATGATGAAGTAATCCTGGAATGGCAACAAAACAATGACAAAAAAGATGATTTCTACTATATTTCAAAGTTGATGGAAGTAGAATATGATTCTATATACGTTCCTTCTGAAAGTCCCGATGAAGCGATGGAACAGTTTATTGATATGATTGAAGATCACATTCAAGGTCAAATTTTTTT